ACTGAAAATGATGCTATATTAGGAATCAATACAATTTCACTTTTAAGTTATGGAGTTGGAAATCACTCTCTCAAATCTGTTAATAATAAGTTAGTTATTGATTCTATTATTGTTACTGATTCTGGATTTGGATATGAAAATAAGAGGAGAACAATTTCGTCTTCTGGAATTAATACTGCTTCGGGTACTATCAATATTCTTGAACACGGATACAATTCTGGAGAAATTATTACGTACAATGTTGATGGAACTTCAGCTTCGGGATTAGCACCAAATACACAATACTATGTCACAAAAGTAAATGAAGATTCCTTTAGACTGTCATTCGTTGGATTAAGCACAGGAAATCAAGATTATTACTACAAAACAAAACAATTTATAAATTTCAATTCAGTTGGAGTTGGAACTCATATTTTTAATTATCCAGAAATTTCAGTAGAAGTCATTGGATCTGTTGGAATTTCATCTCTCCCTCAAGAAAATTTCAAAGCTAAGATTCAACCAATTTTTAGAGGTGAGATTACCTCGATATATCTGACTAACAATGGATCTGGATATGGATCAGAAGAAGTTTTAAATTTCTACAGAGATCCAGAAATTAATTTATTGTCAGGATCACAAGCAGAACTATCAGCGGTAGTTTCTTCTGAAGGAAAAATTACTGAAGTTCTAGTAAATCTTGCTGGATATGGGTATAATTCTCCTCCAAATCTGCAAATTATTGGAACTGGAAGAGGTGCAGTACTGACTCCAATTGTAGAAAATGGACAAATTAAGTCTATTAAAGTTATTGACGGTGGAATTGGATATGGAAAGGATACTACTTTTATTAATGTTATAGTCCCTGGACTTGGAGCAGAATTTAAATCTGAAATTAAATCTTGGACTGTCAATTTATTTAAGAAGTACCAAGCAAAACTTTCTGGAGATGATGGTGTAACTGTCGAAGGGTTAAATGAAAATTATGGATTACAATATGTGCATTTGTATGCACCAAGAAAATTAAGAGAAACTACATATTCTTCAGATCAATCTGGAAGAATTTTATATAGCAATCCAGATCTTAAAAAATTTGGAAATACTGAAATTAATTCAAAAGATCACTCCCCCATTATTGGATGGGCATACGATGGAAATCCAATATATGGTCCGTATGGATATACGTTGAGAACTGGTGGATCAGTTGCTCAAATGAAATCTGGGTATAAAATTAAACTATTGTCTGGAAGACCTTCGACTAATATTTTCCCCGAAGAATTTTTTATCGAAGATTTTGTTTATGAAACTGTTAGTGATGAATCTACTTTAGATGAAAACAATGGCAGATATTGCGTAACACCAGAATTTCCAAATGGCACATATGCATATTTTGCAACTTTGGATGTAAGTCCAGATTCTATTGGTGTTTTTAATGGATATAAAAAACCAATTTTCCCATATTTGATTGGTAAAAATTTCAAGGCAAAACCAAACTCTTTTAACTTTAAAAAATTCTCTAACCAAAATGATACTGATTTAACAAATACGAAATGGATAAGAAATACTTGGTTTTATAATCTGACAAGTAAAACTAGTGAATATGATTATATAAACATCCCCACTAGTTTGAATCAAAAATCTTTTGTCAAGTATGCATCTCCAGGATTTGTTGAAAGCGTTGGAATTATTACTGGAGGAAATAATTACAAAGTTGGAGATAGGTTAGTATTTTTAGAATCTGACACTGGTGGATATGGTGCTGACGTAAGAGTTTCTAAAATTTTAGGAAAAGACGTAAATTTAATTAGTGTTGCATCCAGTGTAGTATCAAACGTAGAATTTTATCCTTTTGGTGGAAATGGCAACTTCTTAGTCTTTTCTCCATATCCACATAATTTTTATAATAGTGATGTTATAACAGTCTCTGGGTTAAGTACAACCTCATCTCTCCTTCAGGGAACATACTCGGTTGGTGTATCAACTGGAGAAGTGTATGTTCTAAATGCTGGGGTTGAAACAACTGCAGTTACTGGTATTGTGACTTATTTTAATGTTTCTGGTAATTTAGATTTTCCAAATCTTCGTGAAAATGACATTATTGGAATTGGAACGGAGCAGATAAAAGTTCTAAACATCGATAAGAAGACATCTAGGATCAGAGTTCTTAGAGCATATAATAATGCTTCATCTGCTCACACAAATACAACTACAGCCATTCTTCAACCAAGAAAACTTTCAATTAATGTTGGATATAATACGACATTTAATTACAAAATAAATCGAGAACTATATTTTAATCCATCAGAATCTCTTGGTTTAGGATTAGTTGGTGTTGGAACCACTGTTTCCATATCAAATCCAGGAGCAGGAAGTGCTCAAATTTATATTCCCATACAAACAATTTATTTCCCAGGACATGATTTAAATACAGGTGACGCTGTTGTTTACAATACCAATACGGGAAGTCCCATAGGAATTTCTACGAATGGGTTGGTATTTAAATCTCTGCAAGATCAATCTCCTTTGTATGTTTCCAAAATTAATGATTATTTAATTGGAATTTCTACAGTAAGACTTGGTTTGGGAACAAGTGGATCATTTGTGGGAATAGCCTCCACAACCAAAAATGATTCTCTACTATATCTAACTGGAATTGGAACAGGAGTATATCATAGTTTTAAAACAGTATATCCAAATGTAGTATCTGGATCTATTCAGAGAAATTTAGTAACTGTCTCCACAGCTCAAACTCATGGGTTAAAAAATAATGATGAGGTTATTATAGATGTAAATCCATCTATAACTACATCTTTTGTTGTAAAATACAATGATTATAATAGAAGATTGGTTATAAATCCCAAAGATTTTGTTTCTGTTGGAATTAATACTCAAACTTCAGAAATTACAGTATCTAATCATGAATTCTATAACGGACAAAAATTGATTCACACTTGTGTAGGAACAAGTTATGGATTAGTGAATAATGAAATTTATTATGTAATTTTTGTAGATAGAAACACCTTTAAATTAGCAAGAACATATGAAGAATCTATAAGTTTACTTCCAACACCCGTAAAAATTATAGGTGGATTTAATGGAACTTTATCTCCAATAAATCCAAGATTGGAATTATATCGAGACTCTACTGTTACTTTTGATTTGTCAGATAGTTCTCTTTCCGTATCTAATCAGTCTCAAAGATTTCCAATTTTTGATTTTAATTTCTATATTGATTCCAATTTTACCAAAAAATTTGACTCCACACAAAAAGAAAATCAATTTGAAGTTAAAAAATATGGAGAAGTTGGGATTGGAACTGACGCAAGGGTAACTTTAACAGTAAATAAAAATATTCCGGAAAAACTTTATTATAAGATAGATTTAATTAATGAATCTCTGGCAACGGTAGAGAAGAGAGAAAATATTGTAGATGATTTTGTATTTTTAAATAATGAAATTGATATTATCCCTAGCCTTTATAATGGCACCTACAAAATAACTCCTACTTCAAATTCCTCATTTACATATAATCTATCCGTTTTTCCAGAATCTTCTTCTTATATTTCATCAACATCTATTATAAAGTACAATACAAATTCTATAAATGCGAAAGGATCTATTAGTGAATTATCAATAAAAAATAAAGGAAATAATTACTATTCTTTACCTGGAATATCCACATCTCTTATAACTGAAGATGGAACAGGAGCTTTCTTAAAGGCAAGTAGTAAATCGATAGGAAAAATTAAAACAAATTATATAGAAAATATAGGATTTGACTTCCCTTCAGATCCCACTTTAAGTCCAACAGCAAGTCTTCCTCAAATTTGTGAGATTGAAACTTTTGCCACTATAGATTCAATCGGAGTAACATCTTTTGGTAGAGGATATACAGTAGCACCTCAATTGCTTCTTTTAGATGGAAAAACAAAAAAAGTGGTTCCAGATGTAGATTTGAGATATAGACTTGGTGATGGAAAAGTCACTATTTTAAAAAATACAAATGGTATAAACAATGTAACGCCAAAAATAGTTTCAACCAGAAATTCTAATGGTGTTGGTATCTCTACTATTAGATACAATTCTGCAAACAAAACAGCGGCAGTAACTCTTTCAGTAGGGTTCAGCACTGCGGAATCTTTCCCATTTTCAGTTAATGATAAAATTTTAATTGAAAATGTAAGTGTAGGTGTAGGATCTACTGGTAAAGGTTATAATTCTGAAAATTATGGGTATGAATTCTTTAATATTATATCTGTAGCAGAGAATAGAGGTGGTATAGGAATTGTAACCTTTAGTTTAGACGGATTTATAAAGGAAGGAGAAACACCAGGATCTTTTGATCCATTGAATTCATCTGGAAAAATAATTCCAGAAAAAAATCTGCCCCAATTCTCAGTTAAAGTTAAATCAACTGACTTTTTTAATGGCGAACCAATTGTTTCAGTTTCTTCAACGTCAATGACGGGTGTTGTTCAAAATTGGGACAATAAAACAGGAATTTTAAAAATAAGCACCACAGACAATGTTTATCCCGGAACATATGTTAAAGGACTGACATCTAATTCAATAGCGTTGGTTAACTCCGTTAAAGATTTTGGTTCCGCATATAACTTAAATTATTATTCTGAAGTTAGAAATGGTTGGGAAACAGAAACAGGATTTTTAAATGACATCCTTCAAAGGATACCGGACAACGAGTACTATCAAAACTTCTCATATTCTTTAAAATCAAGAGTAACTTTTGATACTTGGGAAGATGTCGTAAGTACTTTAAATCATACTGCTGGATTTAAGAAATTTGCAGATCTTCAAGTTGAATCTGCACTTCCTTTTTATAATGAAAACTCAATGATTGTTGAAATTCCATCAAATGCTCCAGACGTAGAAGTAATTGTTAATATTGATTCTGTTATCGATGTCAACTGCTTCTTTGACTATGATATGGTTAGAGAAAATGTTTTAAATATCGATGGCAAAATAGTTTCAGATGAAATTATTTTTAACAACAAAGTTTTAACTGACTATGCAGAATCTGTTGGAAATAGAGTTCTTTTAATCGATGATATAAGCGATCAATTCAATAGTAATCCTAGAATTAAAAGATTTGGAGAAGTTTCAAGATTTCCAATTGAAGGCGTGACTTCGAAAAAAGTTATTACTTTAGTTAGAGATAAACGATATATTAATGAGAGACAAGTTTTAATACTAGACTTACTTAAAGATGAATATTTTAATTATTTAAATCAATACGCAAGAGTTGAGACTGCATATGACATGGGATCATTCGATTTTATTCTTGATGGTGACGATGGAATTATTAATTTTTATCCAACAAATTATGAAGTCAATGATTATGACGTTACTTGTCTGTTTTTCAGTCTAACTGATGGACTTTCTGGAATAGGTTCAACTGATTTTGGAGGCATTGTTAAAGTAGTTACACAATCTACTGCTGCTTCTATAGGATCTACTTGTAGAGTTGTTAGCCTTGGATCTTCATTTACATCTGTTAAAGGAATTGTTACTATTATTGGCAATGACGGACAACACTTCTTTAGTGAATATAATCTTGTAAGAAATGGATCTCAAGTTGAGTTTTTAGAATATGGATCTCTTATTAATGATAACTTGTCTTTCTACACTAGTGGAAGCCTCGGAACGTTTTTCCCATATGTTTCTGGTGGTAATTTAAATATTGACTTTATTCCCTTCACAGGAATAGGCGTCACTATTAATAGTTTAAATATTGCAATCGGAAATACTAATACAAGTGGAATTGGCACATATGATTTGCAATATGCAAGAATAAGATCGGATTATCTATCAATTTCTTCTTCTCCAACCCCAACACAAAATGTTGTAGGATCTTATGCAAACACTTATGGTGGAGCTTATTTTGTATTACAAGCTACTAACAAAAATAATGGAGATGCATATCTTTCAGAAATTGTCAGTGTAGTTAGCGATAGTGAAACATATTTTGTCGAGTATGCTGATTTACAAACAAATGTTGGGCTTGGTACTGTTGGTATATCTTTATCAGGCACAAATACCCAATTAACTTTTACTCCTATAGAAAACACCGACGTTGAAATAAGAGTATTTGCTAGTTTGTTGAAATTTGAAGAAACAAGTCTACTAGAGTCATCTATTAATCTGTCTAATGCTTCAATTGAAACCGAATATGGATTGTATAGATCCTCGGCAACTGATTTAAAGAGAGACTTTGAGTTGACTTATAAGTCAATACCAATATTTGAAAAAGATTTCTACACACTGACTGACATAAATTATAATACCGATACAATCATACTACCCAATCACTTCTATGTTACAGGAGAAGAAATTGTTTACACTAATCCTGGAGCAGGAACTAGTTTAGCGATAGGAATTGGTACGACGAGTATAGCAGGAATAGGAACAACAGATAAGTTACCACCTTCAGTTTTTGTCGTTAAGTTGAGTGAGACAGAACTTAAATTGTCACCAACAGCAGCAGATTCTTTATCAGTTCCACCAATAACTTTTGATCTAGTATCTGGTGTAGGTACTCATTATCTTACGTCTAAAAAACAAAATTCAAAAGTATTAATTTGTTTAGATAACATAATACAATCCCCAATTGTATCAACTGCGATAACATCAAGTCTTCAAAAAAATATTTTCATCTCCGACGATATTTTATATTTTACTGGCATAACATCTTTTGTTGGTGGAGATTTGATAAAAATTAATGATGAAATTATGAAAATCAGGGGGGTTGGAATTGGAAGCACTAATGCTGTTCTCGTTCAAAGACCTTGGATGGGAACGGTTGTTGTTGGGCATTCAACTGGATCACTTATTACAAAAGTAAGCGGTAATTACAATATCGTTGACAACACTATTAACTTTGTAGAAGCTCCATACGGAAATATTCCAATTGGATCGATTACAAACCCACCAGATCAAAGAGATTATGTTGGTATCACAACCAGATCCAAATTCCATGGTAGGGCATTCTTAAGATCTGCATATCCAAATTCATCTATTGAAGCTTATTATAATAATTATATTTTTGATGATGTCTCTTCTGAATTTGATACAACGAAAAAATTATTCACTTTAACGTCAAACAAATCAAATATTACTGGATTTTCTACAGAAAATGCAATTGTCTTAGTAAATGATATTTTTCAAGGTCCAGGTCTTGTATATGATTATACTTTGTCAGAAAGTTCTGGTATTAGTTCAATTCGTTTTACTGGAACAGCATCATCAGTTTCATATGATCCAAATGTAGGATCTCTACCAAGAGGTGGAATTTTAATATCAGTTGGATCTACATTTGGATCTGGATATCAACCACTTGTGTCTGCTGGAGGAACAGCAATAGTTTCCATCGCAGGAACAATCCAATCTATTAGTATTGGAAATACCGGATCTGGGTATAGATCTGGCATACAAACAGTAAGAGTTGGTGTAGTAACATCTTCTTTAGAAACTCCAGACGTTTTCTATGTTGGAATTGCATCGGTTGTCAATGGACGTGTTATTGGAGTTGCAATTACTAATCCTGGAATTGGATATACTACTTCAAATCCGCCTCGTGTAATCTTTGATTCTCCATTATCGTATTCGAATATTCCACTCATCTATTCATCACCTTCATCTGGAAATGGATCATCTGCAACTGTAGACATAGTTGTTGGACAAGGATCAAGTGTAATTGATTTCCAAATTAATAATTTTGGATACGCATATAATGAAGGACAAACATTGACAGTTGCCACAGGTGGGACAACTGGAATACCTACAATATCAAGTCCAAACTTTAAAAAATTCAACATAACAATTGATTCTGTTTATAGAGATAAATTTGTTGGATGGACAATTGGAGAGTTAGCAGTCCTAGATGATTTCAGTTCTGAATTTGATGGAACAAGGAGAAAATTCCAAATTAAGTTGAATGGAGAGATTTTATCAATCAGATCTTCAAAAGGATCTACAATTGATATTAAATCAACTTTACTTCTCTTCATCAATAATGTTCTTCAAATACCAGGAGAAGCGTATGAGTTTGAAGGTGGAAGTATAATAACCTTCACTGAACCACCAAAATCAGAATATACGATGAAACTCTTGTTCTACAAAGGAACGGGATCTATTGATGTTGTAGACAGAGACATTATCGAAACAGTAAAACCTGGAGATGAATTAACTATAGGGTATGATTCTTATTTGGGACAATCAAGCTTCTTACAAGAAGATTATAGATCTATAGTTGATATTACATCCTTGAATACGGTTGACACTACAGTTTATTTTGGACCAGGAAATACGACGGATGAAACCTTATCCAGACCCGTAACATGGTGCAAACAAACTGAAGATAAAATTATCAATGAAAAAGAAATTGCAAAAGATAGAGATCTTTACGAACCATTTGTCTACCCAGCAACTAATGTTATTCAGACTGTAAGCACTGGATCCACTTCAGTTTATGTCGAAAGTATCAAATCTTTCTTCGATCCATTTAATGAGAATAAGATTTCTCTCAATTTCCAAAACAATGTTACCCTATCCTCTCAGGAGGATAAAGTATCAGCCGCAGCAACAGCGATTGTTTCTATTGCAGGTACAATTAGTGCAATTGTTCTTTCAAATGGAGGATCAAGATACGTTAGTGCCCCTACAATAAGCATTGGCAATCCATTGGGATTTGGAGTTTCTAATCCCGCTACAACTTATGTCACATCTTTAGCATCTTTAGTTGGACTTGGAACAACTGCTACTGCGACTGCATCTATAACATCGGGAGTTGTAACGTCTATTACTATTACAAATCCTGGAACTGGATATACATTTACAAATCCACCCGTAGTATCAATAGCTTCACCAAAAATTAACATTAAAAAATTATCCAGCATCTCATATCAAGGTGACTTTGGTATGATTGTTGGTATTGCTAGCACTTCAATTGTTGGAATAGCTTCGACTGGATTGAAATTTGATTTTTATATTCCACAAGACTCTATATTAAGAAGTAATACCATTGTTGGCAGCGCAATTACGATTAGTGGAATTTCTACTGGAGATTATTTTGTACTATCAGATTCAAACTTAGGGTTCCAAACATCCCTTAATTCTTTAAGATCTGATGGTTCTGTGGTTGGTATTGGAACAACATTTATTGATAATGTGTATCAAGTTGTTTCATCAACAATCACTTTAAAAAATATACCCGGATTTGGAAATATATGGATTAGAGAAGTTGGTGTTCGTGTCAATACAGTAAACAATTATGACTTTAGATCTAGAACTTTTGATTCGACATCGATTACATTTGACTCAACGACTATAACTTTTGATGCTGAAATTACTAATCAAGTAGGAAACTTTAGTTGGGGTAAGATTCCAATCTCATCTTTTACAGTGACAGAACCATTTATTTTCTATAATCAAAATGGTATTTCGGGAATCAAAACCTCTGCTCTTGTTACAAGAACTATCCCACTCAAATATAGAAACTATAAGACATAAATATTAGAAATGCCCAAAATTTTTGAAAAATAATGTCAAAATTAGTAATTAATACTGGATCTAATCCTAATGATGGGACAGGTGACAGTTTAAGAAATGGTGCTGATAAAATTAATGCAAATTTTACTGAGATTTATAGTGCTTTAGGACCCAATACCAGCTTGTCTGTTGGATTTGGGAGAACTGTTATTGGTATTTCTGCAACTACTTTTAATGTTGGCGTTGGATCCACAAATCCAACATCAAAATTTCAAGTATTGGGAGATTTGAGTGCAACTTCTTATAGACTTGGATCAACAGAAATAGTAAGTTCTGCTGGACAGTTAAAAAATATCTCTTCTCTTGATGCTACAACAACTGCAACCATTGAATCTGCAATTTCAAATGCACCAAATACATTTACTGATTTAAATGTTGCTGGACTTACAACTCTTTCCAACGCAAGAATAACTAACCTCTCTTTATCTGGAATTACCACAGGATTAAATGTTCCGGGAATTAGCACTCTTGGTTTTGTTACCTGCGGATCTTTTGAAAGTACAATATTAAATGTTTCAGGTATTTCAACACTTTCCTCACTTCAAGGAACAAATTTAAATTATACAGGAATCTCCACTTTATCTGTTATTAGAGGAACTCACTCGAATATTACTGGAGTTTCTTCTGTTGGATCTGGAACAACTATTACAGATGGACATATTGAAGTCACTGGTATTGTAACCGCAAATGGATATGTTGCAGGATCTGGCACCAACACAATTCCAGCTTTTCAATTTAGCACAGGAACATTACTAACTGGTAATGGAACTTTAGGAGCAGTAGAATATGATGGACAATCATACTATGCTACAGGTGTTACAACTGGAGGAAGAGGATTTATTCCAGTTACAAATTTATTCCGCTTAGAATCTAATAGACAAATTCTTGCCGCAACTGGGCAACCAGGAGTAGCAACAAACTTTTTTGATCCGGGATTAATTCCTCTTGTTGGAAATGGTGACTATGAGATAGATTTTGATCTTTATTTTACAAAAGGAACTACTGGAGTAACCACATTTACTCTTTCTACACCAACTGCTCCTGCATCAATTAATGCAATTGTCACTACAACGCCGGTTACAGGAGTTTCCACCAATACTCCAGCATCTCCACAAATGGTAACTGCTGTTGGATCCGCATTGACAAGTACTGGATTGTCATTAACTCTTAACAACGCAACACATTATGCAAAAATATCAGTATTTTTGGAAAATGGATCTGTAAATACTAATAACCTGACACTTAATATTATGAACAACAATAGTACTTGCATTCCACTCAGAGGTAGTCGTTGGAAATCAACTCTACTCTCCAGAAATGCTGGTGTCGGAGTAACTCAATAAATAGATAAAAAATCCCTAAGATGGCAGCAATTATAACAGATCAAATTAGAATATTAAATGCTAAAAATTTTGTATCTGGAGTTTCGACATCAGATAATTCATACTATGCATTTATAGGGTTGCCAAATCCGTATGATACTCAGGCAGATTGGGACACAAATCCACCAGCACCAAGAGACAGTTTTTTTGAGGAAACTGATTATTGGGATTCTATGATTGCTCTTAAAAAGATCAATGGCAATGATGTGAGGCAAGTTGTTCCAAAAAGAACTTGGAGCTCTGGCACAAGTTATGATATGTACAGACATGATTATAGCAGATCCAATACTGCTAAGGTGTCTGGAGCTACCAATTTATACTCTGCTTCATATTTTATTTTAAACAGCGATTATAGAGTTTACATTTGCCTTCAAAATGGAACATCTCCAGAAACTCCAAATGGAAAACCATCATTAGATGAGCCAACTTTTACCGACTTAGAACCAAAAGCAGCAGGCAGTAGTGGAGATGGATATGTATGGAAATATCTTTACACGATTAAACCAGGAGATTTAATCAAATTTGATTCCACAGAATATATGCCAGTTCCAACAAATTGGGAACTAAATGCAGATGTAGCTCCTGTAAGAGATAACGCTGTAGATGGTGGAATTAAGATAGTAACAATTACAAATAGAGGAGTTGGTGTAGGGACTGCTAATCGAACTTATACAAGAGTTCCTATTAAAGGAAATGGATCTGGAGCAGAATGTACAATAGTAGTCAATAATGATCAGCAGGTAGAGTCTGTTACAGTATCTAATCAAGGATCTGGATACACATATGGAACTATAGATTTGATATCAGGAAACGTTCCTACAGGCACAACGACTCCCACATTTAATGTAATTATTCCACCAAAAGGTGGACATGGAAAGGACGTTTATAGAGAACTTGGAGCAAACAATGTTCTTTTATATTCAAGAATTGAAAATGATGTAGAAAATCCAGATTTTATTACTGGAAATCAAGTTGCTAGAATTGGAATAGTGGAGAATCCGTTAGTTTCTGGAGGATCTTTATTATCTTATGATAAAGCAAGTGCCGTCTATGCTATAAAATTGGTGGGGGCTGGATATAGCAGTGCATCATTTACTGGAGATTCAATAATTACACAAACAATCGGAACTGGAGTAACTGCTGCAGGAAAAGTTGTAAGTTATAATCAAATAACTGGCGTTTTAAAGTATTGGCAAGATAAAACTCTTGCTGGATTTAGTACGCTTGGAGTGGGACAATCTTCCACTACTTATGGTTATGATTTATCTGAATTTACAGCATCCCCTTCATCAGGAGGATCATTGTTCATTAATGGAGGAACATCTCCATTAACAATTGACACTAATTTCAGTGGTATATCAACAGTAATAAATAATAGAACATACTATCTGGGGCAATCTTTTACTGCCGGTATATCAGATCCAGAAGTTAAAAAATATTCTGGAAATATTATCTACGTAGATAATAGACCTGCGATCACAAGATCTGCAAACCAAAAAGAAGATATCAAAGTTATTTTGCAATTCTAAACAGTCATGCCTCAACAAACAAACCTTAACGTATCACCATATTTTGATGATTTTGATCCTAACAGTGATTACTATAAGGTATTATTTAAACCAGGGTATCCTGTACAGGCTAGAGAATTAACAACTTTACAGTCTATTCTTCAAAATCAGATAGAGAAGTTTGGATTATCAATATACAAAGAAGGTGCGAAAGTTATCCCAGGAAACTTTGGTTATCTTGGAACATATGATTGTATTCAATTAAGTAATTCATACTTAGGAATTCCTGTAGATTCTTATGTCCAACAACTTCAGAACATAAAAATTATAGGACAAACATCCGGGGTTTCTGCGATTGTAATAAATTCTTTACTATCAACCGATTCTGAAAAAGGTAATTCAACTTTATATGTTCAGTATCTTTCATCTTCAACTCAAAATAATTCCAACAAAACATTTTTAGATGGAGAAACTCTAGTTGCAGAAACAGAAATTTCATCAGGATTACTAGGAAATACTACAATTCCAGCTGGAAGTCCATTTGCAACGACTATTCCATTCGAATCTACAGCAGTTGGATCAGCTTTCTCTATTTCAAATGGTGTTTATTTTATTCGAGGACAGTTTATACCAGTAAATGATGAAACACTGATATTAGATCAATATACAAATACTCCGACTTATAGAATAGGACTTTACATTACAGAAACAATTGTAAATTCTGACATTGATGAAACTTTAAATGATAATGCACAAGGGTTTACTAATTATGCTGCCCCAGGCGCAGATAGACTTTCAATATCTGTTGCTTTACACAAGAAATCAATAGATGATTTAAATGATGCTAATTTTATTGAACTTTGTGTTGTAAGAAATGGTAGATTAACTTCAAAGAAAGTAAATGATTCTACTCGCTTTATTGATGAATTAGCAAGAAGAACTTGGAATGAGATGGGAGATTATTATATCACCCCATATACAATTGATGCAAAAGAATCTTTAAATGATTATAGAGGCAATCAAGGAATTTTTGCACCGTCAGAATTAACTCAAAGTGGAAACGTTCCAGATGAAGATCTAGGAATCTATAAAGTTTCTCCGGGAAAAGCAATAATCCGTGGATGGGAAGTAGAAAACAATACTGATACTTTTTTGGAGTTTCCAAAAACAAGAACCACTCAAACGTTAACAAATCAAAGCGTAGTTTATAGTACTGGATCTACTTTAAAACTCAATAGAGTTTATGGATCTCCACAAATTGGAGTTGGAAATACTTATGTTTTAAGTCTTAGGGATTCTAGAGTAGGAGATATTAGAATTCCAGGAATTGCGTCAACGATTGCTCCAGGAAAAGAAATAGGAGTAGCAAGAGTATATGATTTTAATTTAGAATCTGGCGCATATGATTTAAACAATACTAATTTGAATCAATGGGATATATCTTTATATGATATTCAAACAACGACTGAAATAACGTTAAATGAAACTATCACTTTAAGAGCACCAACATTTGTTCAAGGAGAAAACAGTGGAGCAAAAGGATTTTTAAAAGATTCTGTAACAAACGGCAAAACTTTAAGTCTGTATGATGTTTCTGGAGATTTTATTCCCAACGAATCGTTCATTTTTGATGGAATACAAAACACTAGAGTTGCCGTTGCAGTCACTGCTTATAATATTTCTGACGTAAAATCTGTATATGGTATTGTTGGAATTGGATCAACATTTACTGCAGATGTTGTTCAATATACCAAATACAATGTAGGGCTTGCAACTGTAGCACCTTCAAAATATTTTAGAAATGTTGTTCATATTAACACAACGATTAGGGATACAGTTCCCGTAGGATTCCAGACAATATTCTTAACTGACACTGGACTAATTTCAATAGGAAATTCTGTAACTATTGGATCTGGGCAAACATTTACCAATGTTCCAATTACTGGAATCGGACTTACTCTTGGATCTTCTGGAACTTTAGTCCCAGCAATTAATATTGGAGCAGCACTCACATCAAGAGGAACAATTTTAAACACAATTATTGGGTTCCAAAATAATCATGGAAGCACCACTATTTTTGTTGATTCTGGTAGAGTCGGTGCCTCATTAACGGATGTTGGAGTAGCGATAGGAAGTTCTATTACGGTTGGTTCTCAGGGAGAGTTTAGAGATAGACCTATTATTGGGATTGGATCCACATCAGTAACTGTGGGTGCTGCATTTACTTCTAGTGCGGTTCTAAGAACAACGTTATCAATCGCACTCAACGCGGGAGATACTACTATTTTCATAGGATCTACTGCTGGAATTTCTATTGGAAGTTCCATGAGCGTAGGATCTGGTGCTGGAATTGCCCACACTTATGTTCCAGTTACATCAATTGGAAATACTTTTGTAACAATTGGATCTGGAACAACAACTCCATATACCGCTTCAGTTGGTGCTGCTGTAACCTTCTTAAATACCTCTTCAATTGTACCTGGATTGGCAGTTACATTTACAAATGTTTCTGCAATGCCAATCGGAGCTGCAGTAAGTATCAGTTATGTTTTGAACACTAGCACTGTTATAGATTCCAATCCACAATTCCCAGGAAACTTAATTAAAAATAATAATTTAATTTCATATACAGATGTAAATTATCCAAACAAAGTTTATGCAAAAGTAATTAGTGTTGGAGGTACATCTTTTGAAATCGCTTCAATACAATCTGTATCAGGAATTAATTCATCCACATTACCATCAACAACTACAACAGTATCCGATCTTCAAGTAATTTCAACTAATTTAGATTCCTCTTCAGATAACAGTTTTTATACAAGACTACCAAAGAGAAATATTGCATCAGTAGATCTAAATGGATCAACTTTAACTATAAGAAAAACTTATAAAGTAAATATCTCAGGAAATCGTTTATCTACAATACTTACTGCTGCAACAAATGAAACTTTCTTACCATTCGATGAGGAAAGATATACTTTAGTAAGATCTGATGGAAGTTATGAGGCTTTAACTTCGGATAAATTTGAAATTACTAATGGTGGCACTGAACTTCAAATATATGGATTAGGATCAGACAATACAGGAGCGACTTTGGTTGCTACTTTAACAAAAATCAATGTAAAGGCAAAAGTAAAAAGAAAGAATAGAGTTTCAAGTATAATTGTTGATAAATCAAAATATTCATATTCTGGAATAGGATCTACAACTACAAATGATGGATTAACATATGGAAATTATCCATATGGAACAAGGGTTCAGGATGAAGTAATATCACTAAACAATCCAGACATCGTAGAGTTTCATGATGTTTTTGAATCTTTTGACGAAAATAACGCATCAGCTCCAACAGCAGTGTTCTCATCAATTAATGGACCTAGTGGCAGAACAACTGATTTGATCATTGGAGAAATTTTTGTTGGAGAATCAAGCAATGCAGCTGCTATAGTAGCGGAAGTCATTGATGATTCTAAAATTTCTTTCTTGATGAAGAATGAACTTTCGTTTAGAGAAGGAGAAACTATTATTTGCCAAGAAAGTGGAGTTCAGTGTGTTATTAGAACAATTGAAAATCCAAGCACATCTATTTCTGGAAAATTTGTTTATGGAATCGGACAGAACAAGTTTTTCTATGACTATGGATATCTTAAGAGAAAATCAGATGCTCAAGCTCCTACTAGAAAATTAAAAATTTATTTCTCAAGCACATATTATGATCCCTCTGATGATGGAGATATCACTACAGTAAATTCATATTCTAACTTTGATTATAAAAAAGATATACAATTTTTTGATGGAGTTAGAACCAGTGATATCATAGACATTAGACCTAGAGTTTCAAACTATACAGTATCTGAGGGGGCAAGATCTCCGCTTGAGTTCTATGGAAGAACATTTACTCAAAATGGAAATTCTGCCGCTAATATTTTAGCATCAGATGAAGACATTATATTAGATTATTCTTTCTATTTACCAAGAATTGATAGGATTTTCTTAACAAAAGATGGAGTCTTTCAAGTCAAGTACGGAGCTCCAGCAGAAAATCCAGAAAGACCTATTTTAGTAGATGATGCGATTGAAATTGCAACCGCAAATATTCCAGCATATCTTTATAACATAACCGATATCGACTTTAATTTCTTAGAATATAAGAGATATCAAATGTCTGATATCAGACAACTTGAAACTAGAATTCAAAATCTTGAATACTATACCTCACTCTCTTTATTAGAAACAAAAACTGAAAATCTCTTTATCTCGGATGATAATGGATTAAATAAATTTAAATCTGGATTTTTTGTTGATAACTTCACTTCTCTTGTCGCTCAAGAGAATGGCGTTAACATTAAAAACAGTGTTGATCCTAAGACAAATGAATTAAGAGCGGCACATTATACAAATTCTTTAGATATAACATCTGCTCCGGTTGCTTCAATAGGAAGCACAATTACACAATTTGTTTCTTCCGAGCAAAATCCAGATCTTCAATTTACTGCACCAACTGGCATCAATATCAGAAAAAATAAAGACATAGTTACTCTAGATTACTCTGAAGTTGTATGGTTAGCGCAAAGATATGCCACTAGAACTGAAAATGTAACTCCTTTTGTAATTACTTTCTGGCAAGGAACTCTTGAACTTGTTCCATCATCAGACACTTGGGTATCTACACAAAGGCTTGAGGCAAGAACTATTAATGCAGAGGGTAATTTTGCATCAGTAATGGCAGATGCTTCAAGAAGATTTGGAGTAGATCCACAGACAGGATTAGCTCCAACAGTATGGGGTTCTTGGCAAACAGTTTGGACTGGATCAAGTTTTGTGGATACAACCAACACAAGAACAACAAACAGCGGTGGAAATTGGATTGGATGGCAAGGGGCAACTGGAACTTGGAGTCCTATTTTTGGGACACAAACTGTAAATACTTGGGCAGATACTACTAGAACTACTACCTTAACAGGAACTACAACTAGAACAGGAACTAGAACCTCTGTTGTAGAACAAATTGATAGGACTTCTCTTGGTGATAGAACTGTAAGTAGAGATCTAATTCCATTCATGAGATCTCGAAATATTACGTGGGTTGGAAAAAGAGTAAAACCCTCTACTCAATTATATGCTTTCTTTGATGGTGTTAACGTAACAAGATTTTGTACTCCAAAATTATTAGAAATTGAAATGAGATCTGGAGTTTTCCGTGTAGGAGAAACTGTTATTGGATATGAAAAATCTTCCGCAACTAATAATTGGATTCTTACTAGACCTGGAATTACATTCCGAGTAGCATCACCAAACCATGCTGATGGAAGTTTTAATGCGCCAATA